ACTACTATTACTAATAATGAATTAGAGATATTCTATAATAGTAATTACTTATTACGTGATCAAGAACGTAAAGAGTTAAGTCTTCTTATAGAAGACATCTTTAATCAGGATACTACTAACAAAGATATCATAGTGTCATTACTAGAAGAGCATCGTAGACGCTCACTAGCAGGACAAGTTGCTATGACGGCTTTGGATGTAGAGAGTGGTAAGAAATCTACTGAAGATCTTCTTAACTTATTCAATGAGTTTGAACATCAAGAAGTTGAATCAGAAGAGATTAAACCTGTTGATATGGATTTGGAGAACTTGTATGATACACAAATATCTACACCTGGCTTACGTTGGCGTATTGATTGGCTTAATAAATCTCTTGGTTCTCTTAGAAAGGGTGACTTTGGATTTATATTTGCTCGTCCCGAAACTGGTAAAACTACATTCCTTGCGTCTGAAATTACTCACATGGTCAGTCAAACTGAGGGCGACATACTATGGTTTAATAACGAAGAACAAGGTAAAAAGGTAGGTATCAGGGTTTACCAAGCAACGCTTGGCTTAACACTTAAAGAGTTGTTTGAAGACAAAGCTAGAAACAAAGAACGATACAATACAATAACAGGTAATCGTATTCACATTCTAGACTTTGAAGATTCAAGTAACAAAGCTCGTATTGAAACAGTACTTAAACAATATAACCCTGCGTTAATTATCTTCGATCAAATAGATAAGATACGTGGATTTAAAGGAGAAAGAAATGATCTCGAACTTAAACAAATTTATCAATGGGCTCGTGAAATCGCTAAAACGTATGCTCCAGTCATCGCAGTGTCGCAAGCGTCAGGCGAAGCGGAAGGCAAGCTATTTCTAACAATGGATCAAGTTGACGGATCCAAAACGGCTAAGCAAGGTGAGGCCGATTGGATCCTAGGGATAGGTAAAGAACAAGATAACTTAAGTCGCAGTAGATATTTTAATATCTGCAAGAACAAGTTAGTAGGTGACACTGACACTTTACCTGACCTAAGACATGGTTCTACACAAGTACTAATTAAAGCGGATATAGCAAGGTATGTCGATATCTAAATGGACTAGATGGGTATTACTAGATTGGGATGGTACAATCATACGATGGTTTGACTATCCCGCTACTGGTTCTGTATTGTATAAAGAACCTAAGATTAATTTAAATGAATTAGAGGAGTGTTTATTTTGAGTATAGAAACAGTGTTATTAGTTAGATCAGATTTGACTGCTGAAGAGATAGGTGATATACTAGATTTTGTAGGACCTAATGAAACTTTGTTAGATGCAGTAAATAAATTCTATCCACTAAACCAAGGGACAGGCGATTGCGCAGCTTAATACTAGATGTTGAAACAACCATAAGCAATAAGGGCAATCCATTTGATGAAAGGAATAAACTTTGCTATGTTGGACTCTATAGTACTGATGGGACTTTTTTATATGATATTGATTATAGTGGAAACCCTAACCGAGAAAAACTTGACGCTATACAAAGAAGCATTGACAGTCACGATACTCTTGTTGGCTTTAACATTAAGTTTGACTTGCACTGGTTAAGACGATATGGAATTAATTTTACTGATAAGCGTATTTGGGATTGTCAGTTGGCTCATTTTATTTTTACAGGACAACAACACCCCTATCCAAGTCTTAATGGCGTGGCTGACAGCTATAATTTGGGTAGTAAACTTGATATCATTGCTACTGATTATTGGAAGAACGGGATAGATACCGATAAAATTCCTAAAGATTTGTTAGAAGATTATCTTACACAAGATTTGCAATTAACGCAAAAAGTATATGATAAACAAATGGAAGAATTTGCATCTAACGCAAAACAAATGCAAAGACTCATTAGTTTACATAACCAAGATTTATTAATATTACAGGAGATGGAATACAATGGTCTTAGATTTAATGAAACAGAATGTGTTAAACTTGGTATTCAGACTAAAAGGGATATTGAGCGTATTGATTCAATTCTTTACACTTATCATAACCTTCCTGAGTTTAATGCTAATAGCACTGAACATATTAGTGCTCTTCTCTATGGGGGATCTATTAAAATCAGACGTCAAGAAGTTGTTGGCACTTTTAAAACAGGCGCTAGAGCGGGCTTACCAAAAAGCCAATGGAAAGAATATAACATAGACTTTGAACGCATAGTCAATCCTTTAAAGGGTTCTGAACTAGAGAAAGAAGGTTACTTCTCTAACGATGAGCAGACACTACGAACACTCAAAGGTAGTAAGAAAGCTAAAGAACTAATAGAACTTATTTTAGCTAGAGCTACACTAGAGAAACGATTGTCTGCATACTATGAAGGATTAGTAGAACTACGCAAGACTATGAACTGGAAAGAAGGAATGTTACACGGTGTCCTTAATCAATGTGTTGCTAAGACAGGTAGACTATCGTCAACTAAACCTAACTTACAAAACTTTGATGGGGAAATTAAACAACTATTTGGGAGTAGATATGCTGTTGCAAGCTGATGCTAAAGCACTAGAATGGGTATGTGCAGCTTATCTATCACAAGATGAAACTGCTATTCAGGAGATATGGAATGGAACTGATCAACACTCAGATAATCAACTTCGTTTTGGGCTTCCTTCTCGCCTTATCGCTAAGACGTTTGTCTTTAGGCTTATCTATGGGGGTTCTGCTTTTAGTTATGCTAACGATCCTAATTTCACAAATGTAAGTAAAAGCGAATCATTCTGGCAAAACATTATAGATGAATTCTATAAAAAATATAATGGTCTTGGTAAATGGCACAAAGAAGTTGTAGAAAAAGCTATGAGAGATAGAAAGATAACTATGCCTACAGGGAGGGTATATAACTATGAACCAGAAATAAGATATGGTAAAGCTAAATGGCCCCGCACACGAATCCTTAACTATCCAGTGCAAGGACTCGGTGCTGATTTAATGGCTATAGCAAGAGTGAGTCTATCTAATAGACTAAAGAAAGTAGAAGGTGCTAAGTTAATTAATACTGTTCACGATTCAATTATAGTTGACTTTGATGAAAAACTATGCGATAATAATAGTATAGTTAAATTAGTAGATGGTTGTTTTACAGATGTCCCACTTAATTTTAAGAAGTTATTTGGGGTTGATTTTAATCTTCCTATGAGGGTCGAATGTCAAGTTGGACCTAATTGGGGTAACATGGAGATAGTTAATGCTAATTAATATTGTTGATGTTGGAACACCTAGTACAAAAGCTTCATCTAATGGTAGATCTTATCAAGAGATTGAAGTAACTTATAAGACTGAGAATGGTCAAGTAAGTAATAAAAAGCTTATGTCTTTTAGTAATCCTTCTGTGTTTAATCACATTAAAGGTTTAGGTAAAGGCGACTCTGTTAACGTAACAACTGTTAAGAATGCCAAAGGTTTTTGGGATTGGACAGGTATCGGTAGTGAAGGGGATGCACCAGTGGCTACACAAAGTAAACCAGCAGCACAAGCAGGTGGTAGAGTAACAGGTAGTAACTATGAAACTAAAGAAGAACGTGCAGCACGACAAGTATATATTATTCGTCAATCTTCTTTATCTACTGCAGTTGAGTTACTAGGTCAAGGTAAATCTGTAGACGAGGTTATTGCTACTGCTAAACAGTTTGAAGCTTATGTCTTTGCTAAGGATCTTAATCCTACTAAAGAAGTAAACTTTGATGACATGGAAGATGATATCCCAGTCTAATGCGAGCACTTATTGATGCTGATATAGTAGCGTATAGGGTTGCCTGTACGCTTCAAGATGATGATGCTCAGGACTTTGCGTATGCTAGGACAGAAGATTTAGTTGATCATATCCTAGTTAGTACCGAAGCTTCTGAGTATAATCTTTATTTAACGGGTAAGAATAACTTTAGGTATAGTATATACCCTGAGTATAAAGCCCACCGTCCTAAAGAAAAACCATTCTGGTTGGAGTCTATTCGTCAATATCTTATTGCAACATTCAATGCAGAAGTTATTGATAACATGGAAGCTGACGATGCACTTGGCTTAAATCAGACAGATGATACTATTATTTGTTCTATAGATAAAGATCTTCTTATGATTCCTGGTAAACATTTTAACTTTGTTAAGAATGAGTTCTATGAGGTTACTGAGTTTGAAGGACTTAAACACTTCTATAAGCAATGTCTTATGGGTGACAGGTCTGATAACATTAAAGGCATAGAAAAGATTGGTACTAAAAAAGCAGATAAAATCTTAGCTGAATGTGAGACAGAACAACATCTGTTTGATGCAGTTAGAAATGCTTATAGTAACGATGATGAGTTTAAAATGAATGCTCAGGTTCTTTGGATTAGACAAAAAGGAAAGGAAGATTGGTTAGATGCTTATATCAAACTGTGTACAGAATAAAGATGGGTCATTAGACTTTGAGTTTCATGTAGATGCTAAAGAAGCAGCTTTCTTAATGGATTATGCTATCAAAGAACTGGTGCGTAGGGGAGTCTTTGAAGTAGCTACTGATGCTGTTCAACAAGAGCTAGACTTATTCAAAGAAGAAGGTGGTCAAATCAATTGATCATCTTACTTTGGGTAGGTTTAATGATATTAATTTATGAAGGAACGTCTTAATGAGTAAAGGAAATTCACCAGCATTCCCGTGTCAAGATAACAAGAAACAAATCTATACAGGTATGAATCTTAGGGATTACATTGCAATGGAAGCATTACATGCAATCATTGATGGAGGTCAAGGTATTGCAGACTTTGAAGGTGAACCTAAATGGCTTGCTACTAAAGCTTATGAGATTGCTAATGCTATGTTAGAAGAACGGCTTAATTATCCTTGATTACTACTATCATCATTACTGAAAAACATACATTATAATGGAGTGGACTGATGGCAGAATTAAAGGATTTATTACCTCTGTATTACGCGGGGGTTATAGAAGGTGGCCTCCTAAGTATGAGACACTTAAAGAAGCTCAGACTGGTAAAAAGATTAACGAACTTACTAAACGCATGGGTATGCACTATAAATGCAAAACTTGCAAAGGTGAGTTCCCTGCTAAGCAAGTACAAGTTGATCATATTAAACCAGTGGTTGATGTTAAGGTTGGGTTTACATCTTGGGACGACTTTATTGAAAGACTTTATTGTAACAAAGACAACTTGCAAGTGCTCTGTAAAACGTGTCATGATAAGAAAACGTTAAAAGAGAAAAAACAAAGGACAAAGAAATGAGTAAAATACTTTTATTAGATATTGAAATGGCTCCTAATGTAGCCCATGTTTGGGGTATCTGGGATCAGAACATCGGTATCAATCAATTGCAAGAGTCATCTTATGTTATGTGCTATGCTGCTAAGTGGCTAGGTGACAAGAAGATGATGTTTGACTCTGTTAAAAAGTCTGGTGATAAAAAGATGTTAGCTGGTATTCATAAGCTTCTTGACGAAGCAGATGCAGTTATACACTACAATGGTAAACGTTTTGATATACCTTCTCTTAATAAAGAGTTTTTATTGCATGGTATGTTTCCTCCAGCACCTTTTAAAGAGATTGATTTATTAACTGTAGCTAAAAGTAGATTTAGATTTGTATCTAACAAACTAGACTATGTAGCACAACAGTTAGGTTTAGGTAAAAAGACTGAGCATAGTGGTCATGAACTATGGGTACAATGTATGGCGGGTATTCCTAAAGCATGGAAGATTATGGAAGAGTACAATAAAAATGATGTTATTCTTTTAGAAAAGGTTTATGAACGTTTTAAACCTTGGATTAAGAATCATCTTAACCGTAGTATTCTTGAGAATAATGGTCTATGCTGTCCTACATGTTCATCTAAAAACTTCCAAAAACGTGGGTTTAACATGACATCTACTGGTAAATACCAAAGATATCAATGCCGTACATGTGGTAACTGGTTTAGAGACAATCAAAATCTTAAAGAAAAAGGTTCTATAAAACTTGTCAACGTTTAAAAAAGGTGATATAATAATAGTATGAGTGCATTAAATAAACAAGTAGCAGGTAAACATTATAAAGATTTTGTTATACAACCTATAGAGTTTATAACTAAAAACAATATACCATTTATTGAGGGGAATATTATTAAATATATTTGTAGATGGCAAGACAAAGGTGGCATGGAAGACCTTGACAAGGTTATCCATTATGTAGAACTATTAAAAGAACTAAAATCATAATATGCAATTAACTTTAGAAGAGTTGAAAGAACGACTTGCGGATAGACTAGATGAGATAACTCTTCTAGAGTTGCTTAACATTACTTCTTACGATTTAGTAGAAAGATTTGCTGATCTTATAGAAGATAACTACGATAAACTTCAGAAAGAAATTAACGATGACTACGAAACTGACGAACTACAGTAAGTTTATACATAAGTCTCGATATGCTAGATATATTGAGGCTGAACAAAGACGAGAGTCCTGGGAAGAAACAGTTGACAGACTTGTGTCTTATCTAAAAACTAAAACTAGTATTAAGTCTATACCTTGGGATGACTTAAAACAATCTATTATAGACCTAGAAGTTATGCCTTCTATGCGTTTACTAATGACTGCAGGTGAAGCAGTTGAAAGAGATAACATCTCTGCTTATAACTGTTCTTACTTAGCTATTAATAACAAACGAGCTTTTTCCGAAGCTTTATACATTTTAATGAATGGTACTGGTGTAGGGTTCTCATGTGAACGTCAAGAGATTGATAAACTACCAGCACTACCAGCATCCTTTAAAGAAGTAGATGATGTTATTGCAGTTGGAGATTCTAAATTAGGATGGGCTAAAGCCTTTAAAAAGCTATTGTCATCACTGTGGGAAGGAGACATTCCAAGAGTTGACTATTCAAAAGTTCGTCCAGCTGGAGCCAGACTTAAAACCTTTGGTGGGAGAGCATCAGGTCCTGAACCATTGCGTAAGTTGTTTGAGTTTACTATCGGGATATGTAGAAATGCAGCGGGTAGAAAACTAAACTCAATTGAAGTACACGATATTATGTGTATGATAGGTGAGATTGTTGTAGTAGGTGGTGTAAGAAGATCTGCTTTAATCTCTTTAAGTAACTTAACTGATCGCAGAATGCGTGAAGCTAAAATGGGAGCGTGGTACAATGATCATCCATATAGAGGACTTGCCAACAACTCGGTGGCGTATACTGAAAAACCAGATAGTGAAACTTTCATGGAAGAGTGGGTCAGTTTGGTTAAATCCAAATCAGGTGAACGAGGAATCTTTAATCGTATTGCTTCTCAAAATCAAGCAGCAAAGTGGGGAAGACGAGATCCAACTCTCAGCTACGGAACAAATCCATGCTCAGAAATTATCCTCCGTGATAAACAATTCTGCAATCTTACGGAAGTGGTTGTACGGGAAAAAGATACCAAAGATTCCTTACTTAGAAAAGTTAAGTTGGCTACGATCTTGGGTACCATTCAGTCGACACTTATAGACTTCCAATTCTTATCTGAAGAATGGAAGAAGAACACTGAAGAAGAACGTTTATTAGGAGTATCGTTAACAGGTATTATGGACTGTAAAGTAACTAACAATCCTGATCCATTACTATTAGAGGAACTACGTGATGCTGCGAGAGAAACAAACAAACAACTTTCTAAGGAGCTTGGTATACCTCCTTCTGCTTCTATCACTTGTGTTAAACCCTCAGGTACCGTATCCCAGTTGGTTGATAGTGCTAGTGGCATTCATGCTAGACATAACTCTTTTTATATTCGAAGGGTACGCATTGATAAAAAGGATCCTGTATACTCGTTCCTCAAAGAAAAAGGTTTCCCAGTGGAAGATGAAATCTTTAGGCCTGATTCGACAGCTGTGTTCAGTTTTCCGATGAAAGCTCCTAAAGGTGCTATAACACGTAATGACATGACTGCTATAGAACAATTAAACCTATGGTTAGTTTACCAACGTCATTGGTGTGAGCACAAACCATCTGTTACTATTACAGTAACTGATGAAGAATGGCCTGAAGTAGGTGCATGGGTATGGAAATACTTTGATGAGGTAAGTGGTATTAGCTTCCTTCCACATTCAAATCATACGTATCAACAAGCACCTTATGAAGACATTACAGAAGAGCAATACAAAGAATTAGCATCCAAGATGCCTGGTGATATTAACTGGGAAGATCTAATTGAAAAGGATGATAATACTGAAGGATCCCAGACACTTGCGTGTACTGGAGGAAGTTGTGAGATAGCATAATGGAGTTTTCTATTAAACCGATATGCGGTGTATCACTTGGTTTTGAGATTGTTGAGACTAAATATATGCCTGAATTAAAAGATGATGGCACTTACTTAGTCTTAGAACTTCTCATATTTAGAATAGTAATTTCATTTTAACAAAGGAGATAGTATGAACTACGATGGAGTGCAAGTAAATAAAGTATCAAACGGTTACATTGTCAACGCAACAAAGCTTGATGTCTTGAGTAAGCAACAAGATAACAAGATTGTAATTTTCAAAGAGTTTGACGAGGTAATAGCCTTTCTGAAGGGCTAAGCGTAGTAGGGGGAGTGCAATGCTCCCCTTTTTTTATTCTATTGTAATACTAATCTTATCCGTAGCACCCTGTAATTTCTTAAACAACGCATCAAACGCTAGTTTAGAATTCCCTATAAAGTTTTTACCATTCCATGTAGTACCTACTAATATGCATCCTTCAGTATGAGCACTAGTATTTCCTGTATGGATACGTATACCCGTAAATCCTGGAACGTCTAAGAGAAGAGGTAACTGCCTCTTAAAACGATTACTATGATTAATAATAAGATCATAAGTGCCAAGAGGAATAGCTGTTTTTCCATTTACTTTAGGCCCTGTACGTACTACGTCTTCAAGGGTGTAACATTGGTATACATCATCTATGTATAGTTTACCTACTGTAAAGTTAGGGTTTAATTCTATTCGTTTTAGTTTAAGTTTCATTATAATACTTGTTGAACAGTTAAAATAGCACAAGGTATAGAAGGTCTTGTTGGACTTGTACCTGGACCATAACTAGTTAAAGAAACGTTAGTACTAGTAGACTCCCACATAAGTTGTATATAGTCTCCAGCAACAACCTGTACAAAGAAATTTAAAGAACCTAAACTATGAAAAGGGTCAGTGCTATTCTTTCTAGGAGCTAATCCAAATCTACTATTAGATGAAGAAATATCTACACCATTCTTTCTAAACCATACTTCTGCGTCTTGTGATGCAGCATCTAAACTAGAAAATTGTAAACTAAATTGTATTGTGTATAAACCATCAACAGCAAATGTAATTTGAGAACCACTAACCATAGTAACATTGCTAGAATAGTCTGTAGTATTAAATGTAATAGGGTATGCTGTTGTTGTACTAGCTATTGTTTGTGTTGTTGTATCTTGAAAAGCACCATAACTTGTTGTTGTTAGTTTATCATACTCAGTGGCACTTAAATGATAATACTCAGTACCACTAAGAGACCCACCCTGTAATCCTTGTAAACTATTATGAGGTCTATTTTGAATACTAGTAATAGTAGAACCATCAAATACAATGTTACCCCAACGAACAATACCACCGTCGTTTGTTGTTTGTCCTAAACGAAAAAACCAATCACGCCATTCGTGTGTGTTACTAACAGGTTGGTTGGGTATTGGAGGTATTAAACTAGCCATTAAAATCCTCTAATCTTTCTTTCAATTTCACGTCTAAGAGAATCTTTAGCAGCCTCTCGTTTACGTTTTTCTGTAGAAACATATTGAGCTTCTGTTGGAGCTTCAATATCAATTTGTCTAGCAGCCAAAGCATCAAACCCTTGACCTGTCTTATCAGACTGTGCTCTAAGTGCTTGGCTTGCCATTGGTAATTGCATACCAACATAACGAGTTAAATCAGATGCTAATGTAACAGGATCACTTTGTGGGTTATAAATAGCTTGACCATTATACCAGTTAGTATTCATACCAAGTTGTACTAAACCACTTAAGGCTGGGTTAAATGTAAATACAGAATTCATAGCTGCAGCAGGAGACTTAGCACCTGATACTACATCTTCCATAGCATGTACTAAATGGTAAGGACCAGCACGTCTAAATTTAGCCTTGTCATTATCAGTCATTGACTTAGCCATCATATCCATTAGTGGGTACATTACTGCTAGAGCAACAGCTACAGCTGCCGCAGAGTCTACACCTTGTTTAAATTCTTTTACACCAGCAGCACCTTCCCTAATAGCACCAACCTCACGCACCATATTTACTAAAGACTTAACCATACCATAGTGGTATCTACTAAATACTGAAATGTTAGGGTTTTGCATAACATAACTTAAACCTCTACCTAAGTTTTCACCTACAACCTTTTCACCAACTATTGATGGAAGTCTATAGTTAGGCATGTGTCGTTCTGCATATTGAATAGCTTCAGCATGAGATACACCTTTAGTAGCCATGATTTCTCTTAAATATTGCATATACATAATATCACGAGTAATCCACATAGCTCTGTTAGATTGTTTAGATATGTTATTGTATAACTGTTTAAAAGATACACCCATGTCATTAGCTAGTTCTTTAAACTCACCAGTCTTAGAAAATTCATTTAAACCTTTACCAAATAAAGCTTCTTGGAAAGCAGAAGCTCTTGTACCAGGTGCTAGTAAAGAACCACCAAGTCTAATTGTTTCTTCATAAAAGTCTGATAAATTAACTACATCATTAATAGCTTCTTTACCATACTTCTGAAATCTTGCAATACCACCAGGAGTTACCCAACCAGATAAACCACGAGCATTATACAAGTGGAATGCCTCATTTAACATATGGGCAATAGGGTTAATCATCATATTCTTAACGATGATGTTAGTTAAGTTAGTTAGTACTGAAGGTTCCCATACTCTAGCAAAGTCATTAATCACATGAGCTACACGAGTAGGGAACATGTAACCAGCTAATGGTGGGTACTTTTGTACATTTTTAGGTACCATATAACCTTCAGGTACTTCTTGTAATTTACCATCTACATGTGTAGGTAGTGCAATTTCTTTCATCATAGGAGATGTCATAAGCTCTTTAAGAAATGCATCTTGACGTACTTCTTCACGAGCTTCATTCATCTTTTGAATTAACACTGCAAATGAATTTTTATTATAAGTTACAGGTGCATGTTGTTCAAGCTCTTCAATAGAACCTTGAGCTAACTTACCACCAAAAAAAGCATCACCCTCACGTAACATCTCAGAACGTGGTGGCATTCTACCAATAAGTGTGGCTTTTTGATTATCCCATTTAAAAATCTTACCATCTTTAGAAATCTGAACTACTTCACGAGCACCATTCTTTCCTTCAACAACCCAGAATGAACGAGTCTTAGAAGCACTAGATAACTTACCTAGGTTAGGGTCAAACCCACCTTCTAATTTACCACCTAGTTCTGCAAAGGTATTCTTAATTTTACCAAAAAAGTTAGGGTTTTCTACAGTACCATTCTCTTGCATAACTTTAATTTGCTCACGAGTTAATGGGTTCATCATTCTATTAAAGAAGAATTTACCATCTCTCATCTCACCTAATTGATTAGCAAGTTCAGGGTTAATGTTTTTAAGATACTCATAAGCCTTAGTAAGCTCACTAATTAAAGGTTGGTAATACTTATTAAACATTGCTTGTTCAGCAGCAGTTAATGGTTTAGGGTTAATACCTTCTAAATGCATTCTAATATTGTTCTGCATCTCAGCTGATAAGTTTTCATTTAAAGCTACTTGGTATAGTTTAATACCTCTAATATTATCAACCATTTTAGCATTAGCTGATATAAATGCAGAATCTGACAATTCTTTTTCAGTCTTAGGCATAGGAGGTAGTCCTAAATTATCTAAGTTAAAGAATGGATTGACAGAAGCTTGTTCCATAGCAGCATTATTTAAATAAGAATTATAAGCTTTGTCTATATTAGGTACTTCAGGTTGCGTTTCTGGAGTAGTTTGTGTAGTAGGTCCTTCTAATGTAGGTTCTTCTTGTTTAGTTTTAAATACATCTTTAGGTTCTTGATGTTCAATTTTAGTTCTTTGAATTTTAAAGTCTAAGTATGATTGAAAATCTTTAAAAGTATTGTCAGGTAAATCATAAAGTTTAGTCCAATCTTTATTAGCAAACTCTTTAATTACACTAGCATTATCAACTTCCATTGTAGGAATATTGTTAACATTTTTAATTCTTACAGAGTTTTCATTAACTTTATGAGCATCAACTTCAGCTTCAGTAATACCATATCTAGTTGCATAGTCACCTTTAGTCTCCTTATCAAGGTTTATAATAGGTATATCATCTACTTGTTTAGGTACAAAGAATTCACTCTTTGAAATTCTATCAATAATAGAATCTGCTGATTCTTTTGGTTTAAAGTTTACATTTTCAAATGATACAGATTTACCAAGACGAGTTTTGTCCCCACTTACTAATGGCATCATCATACCACTAATTAAAATACGTGATGGGTCAAACTCTCCTTGAATAGCTTGGCTTACACCTTCAATACCAGCACCAAACCCAGTTTGTACAGCAGGTTCTGCCCAAGTCTTTAAAGATTTAATCTTAGAATAGTCACCTGTTTTAGCTAAGTCGTAAGCTGAACTTATTTCTTTACGAGCTGCTTTAGATAATCCAAATCCACCATATAAACCAAAAGGTAAGAAGCCACCTACCATAGCAGCTGTAGGGTGTTGTGCTTCACCTTGTTCTAGTGTTTTGTTAATAGACTCTGGAAGTACATTCTTTTGTAGTGCACTACCTCCAGCATGACCACCTATAAAGGTACCAATACGTGCTCCAAGATTAACAAGTAAAGGTACAAGTGCTAAAGAAGCACCACCAGTTTCAGGGGCTAGAGCAGCACCAACAATCTCAGAAATACCATAACCAATACCTGTAGGAATAACTTCTTTTAAAGCAGTTTGACCTAGTACTCTTAGAGTCCCTTGTTCTTTTACGGGTTCTGCTGCAGGTGTTTCAGTTGTAGGTGTAGCTTGAGATACTTGTGGTTGTTGTGCATAAATACTAGTCATACTATTGTAGTATTTCTGAGCTAAGTCTTTTTCACCATAAGCCATTAAGTTTTTATAAACTTCACCATTAAACTCTTTAGGAGGTAATGTGCCCTTATTTACAAAACCACTAATGTTATTAAAATAACTTTGTGCTAACTTCTTATCATTGTTTTTAACAAAAGCTTTATAAACACTACCATTAAAATCTTTATCTAATGGAGATTCGCCTGTAGAAACAGGTTCTGTAGTTTGTTGTGGTTGATTAAACTTAAACGTGTTAGGATTATACCCAAACTGTTGAGCAGTAGATTGTGGTACTTCTAGATTAGTAGTAGTATCTGTAAGCGGTGCAGTTACATCACTAGCTACATTAGGATTTGTATTAGCTGCAACTTGTATAGGTGGTGTTTTAGTAAATGTAGATTGGTTTACAGGTTGAGGTGCTACTTTTGTAGCAGTAGTTTGAGGAGCCCCAGCAAAGCTTTGTGATGGGGTTGTTTCAGTAGGTGTAGCAAATGCTAATTGGTTTTGAAGTCTACGGTTTTGAATACCTTCGTTAAATCTACCATCAACTAAATTGTATTCAGGTATCTTAGCAGCAATTTCATCATTAGAACGTTTACCATTATCAGTAAGAGCTAAGAAGTTCTTTTGACCTGTGTTATAATGAAAATCGACTAGACTATTAATTTGTGAGTCATTCCAATCATAACCTTTTGCTTTAGCAAAGTTACGAACAAACTTTTCACGAGTGTCAATCTCTTGAAGTAAACGTTGTTCTGCTACCTTTTTAGAGATAGTTTCATCAGGACCAGAAGCTTTAGTACCATACCCAATAGAATAATGGTCCCCATCTTTATAAGCTTTTGGACTAAAAGATTCTCTATCTTTAATAAACTCTATAAGTTTATCTTTAGTAAGAGCTTCGCCCTGACTTAAAAAAGGATCTTCTGTTAATTGTGCAGTTTTAGCCATATAAAGTATTATTGAAGTTTATCTAATTCTTCTTTATACTTTTTAAGTTCTTTTTCAGCTCTGTCTCTTTCCCGTTTACCAACTTTAGAAGGATTAAGAATGTCTGATCTACCTATAGATGCTATTGTTCTTGAGCCTAAATTTACTACATCTTGTAGAGGATTAGATATAGCTACAGAACTTTCAGCAGACTTAGTTTTAGTTTTAGATTCTAATTCATTAATTTTGTTTTTAAGGAATTGAATTCTTGGAGTATCTTTTGCAACTTGTTCTTTAGATTTAGGTGGAGGTGGTACAAAACCACCAGCTTCACTAGCAACACCAGCTTCTTGTATTACATCAGCAGGGAATGCATTATTTACTGGCTGTGTATTAGGTGAAGGGTTAGCTGCTGTAGGGGCTGCTTCTGGTTGAACATTAGCCATTCCAGGTTGTGTATTAGGTGTAGGTAAAGCACTACCTGGAGTTGCAACTGCAATGTTAGGCATTGGAATATTTAATGCTTTAGAGTATTGTTGAAGAGTTTTTAAGTTAGCATCATAGCTAGGTTTTAAAGCCTTCTTATAATCTTCATCCATTACAGAGTTAATACTATTAAGAGCTTGGAACTGTAGTTTAACATTCTCAGCTAAGCGATTAAAACTTGCTGTAGCTTGTTCACGATTCTCTTTAGTCATAGCTAAACCTGTATTGATTTTATCAAGAGTTAACTTCTCTTGTTTAATAGAAAGTTCTGCTTTATCTATTACAGATTTTTGAGCAGCAACTGATTGTTTAATACCTAGTTCAGCCTTCTCAGACGTAGTAAGAGAGTCTTTTTGTAAACGTTGTAATGTTTTAATATTCTCTCTTGGGTCCATACTAAATGGAATATTACCACCATAACCAAGTTCATTTTTAGCACGTGACATAGTGTCAAAGTAAGTCTTATTAACATCAGCACCTTGTTGAATAAGTTCTAAAGCGTTATCAGCCATGTTACCGACAGTTTTTGCTACAGCAGAAGCTGTTACAAACTTAGAATGATCAGCTTGAGTTAATGTAAGTTCTGCATTAGCGACTTTACTTTGGTACTCTAAAGCAGCTCTAGCATTACCACTTTCTTGAAGCTTTCTAACCACTCTCATATTATAATCATAAGACTCTTTAGCTCTATCAGCAGCTGTAACATACTCATTTAAGTTATCTAACATTTTAGGTTTATTAGTTTCTTGAGGTACTGCTTCTGGTTTATTAGCAGATACATCAGCTAAATCTAAAACAGACTTATCTTGAGGGCCCATAAAAGGTCTTGGTGTATCTTTCTGCATCATACGAATATCTTCTGTTGTAGGTTTCTCACCTTTAAATGAAGCAGCAGTGCCATAGTTACCTAACAGTGTTTGTTCTGTAGCAGGGTTAGCAGAAGGGTATTCTAAGCCTCCTGGAGATAAATCATTATCGGTCATATTATCACCTCTAGACTGATAACCAGGAGGTGCTGTAGGTACTGTAGTTTGTATAGGTTTATTACCTGTTTGATAACCAGTAAGTCCTAATGAGTCTCCTTGTTGATATATACCAGGAGCTTCTTGTGTTTGAGTAGGTTTAATATTAGATAAAAGTTTTTCGTTAGCTCTTTCTTGTTGAGCTTTAACATCTTTCTCTATTTGCATTTCTTGTTGAACTTGCATACCTGCATCATCAATAGACTTTTCAAGGTTTCTCTGTCTAAACAGGTTACCAATAGTTACACCTTGTGCAAAACCTTCTCCAAATGTTTGTGCCATAATTATATTCCTTAATTAAATAGGTAACTTAGAATAGTCTACAACATAACCTATATTAGTTGTATGCACTGCATGTTTATATTGTGGCATTTCAAGTAAATCTTGTGCCATAACACCGATAGATTTAATGTAAGACCAGATATAGTTAAAGCTATAAATTTTAATACCATTAATAGTATTAATATGTTTAATGTTTGTTTTAAGATTTCTATCAGATACAGTAGCACCCATTGTTGATGCTGAACCAAAAGGATTACCCATAGATAATGCAGCTCCCGCAAGAGTACCAAAGATACCACCTAGAGGACTTGCACCTTGTGATGTAGATGTTTGACCAATCATATTAACACCAGCTGGTCCCGTTACATTACCAATTAATTGTTGAAGAGCTTGTCCTGCGTATTGATTACCAAAGTTTTGTAATGCTATAGCTTGGTTACCACCCAGAGTACCTGTAGATGCAAAAGATCTATTAAGAGCTTCCATACCTTGATCCATACCAAATTGATAACCAGGAGTTTGTTTTATAAAGTCAGTAAGAGATACACCTGCCTGGCCTGGTACAAATGTAGCACCTTTTGAAAAACCGCTAAGTTTTTTACCTTTAGCGTCCATATAGTAACCCTCAGTTGCACCAATAGGACCTCCTAATAATAAGTCACTAAGAAGAGCTTCATAAGGAGCACGTTTACCTACACCAAAAAAGTCTCTAGAAGATGAAGATGAAGATGAAGCTCCTTTACCACCTCCGTTGTAACCTGGGTGTTTTAATACACCAATTCTAAATTTATTATTAAACATTGTTAGTTCTCCAAGGGTAATTCATAAAATATAAATCGTTTAGTATATCCATAGTTAGACCAGACTTTTTCCCAACCAGGACGTCCATAACTATCAATTAGTTTACAACCAGTTTCTTTTCCAAAGTCTTGTACTAATTTAAGCATTGGGTCTTTCCACTTTTTAAATTCAATACCTGCTAAAAAGTGTACAGTTAATACTCTCATTCTAGGATAATCAGTAACCTCAGTTACTACAGCACCATAAATCTTAGTATCATCAAAAGCAATCCAAAGTTGTTGAGACTTTGTTAATAAGCCTTCTTTAATATCTTCAGCTTCAAATCTACCATAAGTATACTTAGCTGCTCTTTTCATATAACCTTCAATAAAAGGCCACATTTTTTCAATATCTTTTGTATCTACTATAGAAACTTGCATTAATTATTCTACTGAGTTATCCAAACGACCACTCAAGTTAAAGTCTACTTTCTCTAAACGTAGTGGATTATTACCAGTGTATAAGAATTCATAAGCTCTGCGTCTAAACCTACCAAGTTGAAATAAACATGGTCTTTGTAATGACAGGTCTAAGTTTCTGTACTGAGACCATGTATTATAATCATCTTCAGTGTGTCTAACTTGCATGACATCTTCAATCTGATCACCAAAGATTGTTAAAGCACTGCCTACTTTAAATGCAAAGGTATTAAAATCCATACGATCAGTTACAATACGCATTCTAATCGGACCAAATGGGTCTACATAGTTAGTAGGACTTAAAGTAAACACTAAACCATTAATAGCGTCTAATACATAGAAAGGACCACTATTAAAAGGAAACTGGGTAACAAATGAACATTCAAAGTAAGCTTCACCACCGCCAATATTATCTTGACTTGTAGTCCAAACATGCCATTCATTTTCATTCATGTCATATACAAGAGTTACATTTTGATCTGTTAGTACTAAACCATACAAAGTATGGCCTGCAATCTTATATAACCAAGAGTATGTACCTGAGAGGTCACTTGCA